AACTTTTGAAACAGCGCTCGTTACTTTTACAGATAATATTAATGAGTACTTGCACCAAATTAATCTAGCAGAATTTTTACAAATTGAAAATCCGTCAAGTTTTGTATGTGTCCTTCACGACGACCACAGCCCATCAGCAACGATTTACGCTAACGAAACCGGTTATAGATACTATTGTGGATCTTCTGCATGTGTAGGGGACGGTGAAGGCAAGGGTCGCGACATAATTGATGTTGTTATGATCTTGGCTGATTGTAAATATCAACAGGCTGTTAATTATTTAAGTACGGTTTATAGCATAAAGCAACAAGCCACAGCATAAATTTAAAGGAGAATGATATAAAATGGATTTAGTAAAAAAATATAATGAACGATGCCCAGAAGCCAATTTAGATAAAATTATAGACGAAATCGAAAGTCATGCATTCCTTAAAGGTAAATACTGGCGGTCACCAGATGAAATTTATCTCAGTGCTCATATGTATACTATGCTTGAAGAGTTATTTCAAAATCCCGAAATTGAAAAAGAATTGGCACAACATATGATAGCGATGTACGACTATATTAATGTAGATCACCCCGAGTATAGTTTTTTCGATACGGGAGAGATTTTACCAGAATCATAAAAAAGAATATATGAACACGGTCCCATACTTTAATCGGTATGGGGCTTTTTTTTATGTAAAAAAATAAATCATTTCGTTTGTCAAAATAGTGTAAAAACATATCTGTCTGAGTAATACATTTATGTAATGTTTGCAGCGGCAGCGTTAACAAAATAGACAAAGGTGGTCATTATTATGACAATGACAAACGAAATGATTAAAATTGAAGAATTAGCAAATGGGATACAGGCAGTATCGGGAAGAGACCTTCATGAGTTCTTAGAAATAAAAAGCAACTGTACTACATGGTTTAATCGTATGTGCGAGTACGGATTTGTAGAAAATGAGGATTATATAACTTGGTTTCCAAATTTGGAAAGCGAAAATCATGGTGGTCAAAACAAGGCAGATAATTATTTAACTTTAGACATGGCAAAACAAATCTGTATGATCCAGCGTTCCGAAAAAGGTAAGCAAGCCAGATTGTATTTTATCGAAATTGAGAAAGAATATAAAGCCTTACAGGCACAACCGGTTGACTCTTATATGATTCAAGACCCAGTCCAGCGTGCTCAACGTTGGATAGCAGAAGAACAGCAGCGTCAAGCTCTTGCTACACAAATCGAAGTAATGATCCCAAAAATTGAATACCATGATGCGGTTTTAAAATCTAAAACATTGATGACAACGACAGAGATCGCCGCAGATTATGGCATGTCAGCCCGAAAGCTTAATCAAATTTTATCTAATGAAAATATCCAATATAAAAGAGGCAACCGCTGGTACTTGTACAGTCAGCACAGCGCCAAGGGTTACACCCAAAGTAAAACGGCTCTTTATGATGATGGCTGTAAAACTAAAACATCCATGCAGTGGACCCAAGTCGGCCGGGAATTTATTTATGAATTACTAGCGAAATTAGATATTAAATCGGTAGTTTGCCGAGACGCCGATCAGGCAGAGATTGAAAAGTTAGACACTTTTGCCATACGCCAAATGATATAAACCGGATCGGATCGTATTGTAACAGAGAAGAAGAGGTGGGGCGCTCACGCGCCCTTGATATAAAAGACAAAATAAAAATATGAGGATGATTTTACATGAAAACAATGAAAACAATTTTAAAAAATATTACAGATAACAGAGAAGCACAGGGTCAGGCAGATGAACTGATGACACAAGCCCTAGTCGCTGTAGAAACAGCCCAATATGATAAGGCGTATCAATTATCAGAACAGGTCATAAGCCTGTCTGAGAGTGTAGAACAACGTTTGGCGGCCATGACAATTTTGACCTTATGCATTAAGAAAAATCAAGCAGAAACTACCAGAGTTTTAGATATTGCTTATGATCAAATCAATAAAAATTTGAAAAATATAGAACAAGATATTGCAACGGGCAAAGCCATTTTAGCAAAGGTAGGTGCTGCAAAATGAGTAATACGACTAATAATATAATAGAATCTTTTAAAATTGGTGCCGATTCTGAAGAGATTGTATTTGAATGGATGCTGCAAAAAAACTGGAAGATGACTGACGTTCGAAAAGATAAAATCTATCAAATTAAAGACATTGACTACCTCGTTCGTGTTGACAACTTCAGCACAAGTGTTGATGTCAAAAGCGACAAACGCTTTGAAACTGGCAATTATTTTATAGAGACTTTTTCAAGTGTTGAAAAAAATATTATTGGTTGGGGGTTTGGCAGTCAGGCCGAATATATTATTGTTTATTACCCAACTGTCTGTGAGTTACACCTAATCGATATGTATGCTTTAAAAACATGGAGTTGCTAACGCTGGCAAATATAGAACGATCACTAATGCAACGCGACGTGAGGATGGCACTATGTATCACAGTAAGGGCATTGTCATTAATCGTCAAAAACTTATGGATGAACTTGGTACAGATAACATCCAAATTAACAAAATAAATATTAAGGACGTGGCTTGATATGAGTGATGTTGACAATACAGCATTAAGCAATTATGTAAATTATTCTAAAGTTTCAGTTTTGCGGCAGTTATATAAAAGTTTAAACAAATTAAAAATTGCAGCGGAGGCAGGCAATACAACAGCGACCTGCGTTTATATCGACCTGAAAGACGGATTAAGCCAACTATACGGCAACCAGAAAGATTATATCCAATGGGTTCTTATTGATGGTTTAAATATGTGGGAGGCCGGCAACATGACTAACAGGTCAACTTCTGGTGTATCTACTTCGATAGATCATGCTCTTGCTAAAATCAGTAAGTATTTAATAGAGGACGGTCAAGACAATGAATGAAACTGAATTATTAAAATTGCTGGCGAGTGCAAAAAACCAATATGAATATGATCATCTTATCGATAAGTATTTATTCGGTATTAATAAGCAAAATCGAAACTGTAAAAAGAACCGTAAGTGTAATATGCTGACGGCTGACCAAATGAATTTAATAGCACGTAAAGAATTTCCTACAGATCCCGACTTTTTATAGGTCGGGATTTTTCAAAGCCTTGGATTTAATCATTGGCTTTTTTTACTTGACGTTCCCTATTGAATAGGGTAATATATAAATAGACAGGAGGTCTTTCCAACTGGACATAAAAAGAATGTTTATTAATACTAAGGTTTTTGATAAAGAATGCAAAAAACTTGACTTTACCGATAGCGATTTACGAAGTCTCGAAAATGAAATACTAGAAAACCCTAATGTTGGTAGAGTTGTACAGGGGACAGGACGCTTACGGAAGCTGCGATTTGCACCTGATTATACAGGGAAAAGCGGTGGATATAGGATATATTATGTTAATTTTACAAAACAAGAAATAGTATATTTTATATTAATATATTCTAAAACGGATAAGGAAAATATAACTAAAGAAGAAAGGAATTCATTGAAACAATTGGTTGATCAACTGGAAGCTGAATTGTAAATATAAATGAGGTGAATAGAATGTCTGAACTATTTGATTTGCTGTCAGAGTCTTTGAATGAGGCTATAACGGATGCTAAAAGCGAAAAAAAGACTTTAAGGCGCCATACGCGTATGATAAAAATTGAACCAATACCAGATTATACTGCTGATGAGATTAAAGTAATAAGGGATAAAGTGGGTTTTACACAAAAATTACTGGCCGCCTTTTTAGGGGTATCACCAAAAACGATAGAGGCATGGGAATCGGGGAAAAACAAACCTAATGGGCCATCATTACGATTGCTTAGTTTAATAAAAAACCATCAGATAGCCTAAGTGAAACAAAAGCTGAATAAATTCCTTGCAAACCACCTATATAGTAGAGCGATAAATTTTAAGTCGTTGATTAATAATCACGGCTTATTTTTTATGTAAAAAATAGGTGATGGATTTATGGAAAATTATGAAATATATAATGATGACTGCTTACTCGCAATGAAGAATATACCAGACAATCGTATACAGTTGATTTTGACCGATCCGCCCTATGTGTCAACCGAATGCAAATGGGATAAATTACCGGATTTAGATTTATTATTCAAAGAATGGAAAAGAGTCCTTACCACTAATGGCACTATCGTTATGACAATGGCATTTCCGGCAGCTATTGATATTATCAATGCAGGCCGTGATATTTTTAAATACGATGCAGTTTGGTGTAAATCTAAAAAGACTAATTTTGCAAATGCAAAGAACAAGCTAATGCGTCAGCATGAAAACATTCTGCTCTTTAGCAAAGGTACAACCGCTAATGGCAGCAATAATAAAATGATCTATAATCCACAGGGGTTAATCGAAGTTAATAAGAAAAAGACCTGCCGCATCAAAGATAGTGTAATGGGAATTAGAAATAATTATATTGGTCATGAGTACATACAGCAGTACAGCAATTACCCGACAACCTTAATTAATATCAATGGCAGCCAGACGCAAACCAAGCACCAGACAGAAAAACCTGTAGAACTATTCGAGTACTTAATCCGTACCTATAGCAGTGAAGGAGATAGTGTTCTTGATCCTTTTGCTGGTTCGGGTACTACAGGGGTGGCGGCCATAAATAGCAATCGTTATCCTATCTTGATTGAAAAAGATCCACATTGGTATGAAGTCAGTAAAGAGAGAATAGATACCATTATAAATAAAAACTAAACAAATCCTCCACAAATGACCTATAAGGTGTAAGGCAATTTATAATCTAACGCTCATTGTTTTCTGGTGGCGGTTTGCCTTTCTGAGTGCCACTCCTAAAATCAATTTTAAATTCGTCATATAAAATCCTCCACCTTTTTTATATCGAAATTTTATTCGTAAACAAAATTGGATTGGCACTCAGAAAATCAAACCGAAAAAAAGTAGTGAATAAAAATGGCACAAGTATTTGCAAAATCATTTTATAATTCCAAAGCATGGAAAAAGACCAGCAAACTATATGCTGCATCAGTCTTCTTTATCTGTGAGAAATGCGGTCGGCAAGGATACATATGCCATCACATTGTCCACCTAACACCAGAAAATATCACGAACCCAGACATAACGCTTAAACTAGACAACTTGATGTACCTTTGTCTGGACTGTCACAACAGCATACACGGCAATCAAACTGAAAATAGGAAAGCAGTCTTCGATTCACATGGAAACATGATCGGACTCGAATAAAAATCTGACGAATCCCCCCAAAACCCCTGATAGATCAACGGTTTCACGAAGGCCGGTGCCAAAGTTTATCTTAACAAATTTGTTTTCCCATAGGGGGTGTAGTCCCCCTTATTCTTGTTTTTATAAAATTTTTAGATTTGGAGGTCCTGCAATTGGCGGTTATAGATAAAGATAAAAGGATTAAAAAAGAAATAGTAAAACTTCGAAAGTTATCCAAAGACTTGGATGAAGATAAGAAAAAAGCCGTTGAAAAATTAATTGAGAATATTGCATTTATGTCCGTCACTCTTGAGGATTTGCAAGTCGAGATTAACAAAAATGGGGTAGTCGAGTCATATCAAAACGGAGAAAATCAGTCAGGCAAAAAACAAAGTTCGGCGCTCCAAAGTTATAATGCATTAATAAAAAACTATACTTCTTGCTTAACTCAATTGTTAAATCAATTGCCAGATGATGCACAATTTCAGGATGACGGATTTGATGCATTCCTAAAAATGAATAAATAAATGATGTGATTACATGAATTATATTGAACTTTATTATAAAAAAATAGTCAATAATGAGGTCATTGTCTCAAACAAAATACGAAGAATTTATAAGCATTTGATGGATAATATTGAAAATCCGTCAGGTGCTTATTTTTTTAATGAAGCAAAAGCAGATCATGCCATTGGTTTTATTGAAAGTTATTGCAAGCACAGCAAAGGTAAAGTCGGCGGCAAACCTTTCATTCTGGAGTTGTGGCAAAAAGCTTTGGTATCTGCAACGTTTGGTTTTGTGGACAAGGATGGTCTTCGACAATACCGCGAATTAATTTTGATAGTAGCTCGAAAGAACGGTAAATCTGCTTTAGGATCGGCCTTGGCTTTATATATGCTTTTTGCTGATGACGAAGCAGGTGCAGAGATTTATTCAGCTGCTACCAGAAAAGATCAGGCGAAAATAATATGGAACGAAGCTGTAAAGATGATTAAAAAAAGTCCGGCATTGAAGCGACGATCGAAGTGCCTGGTCTCAGAAATAAAATCCTATATGAATGAAGGTTCTTTCAGACCTCTTAGTTCTGATTCGAATTCTCTTGATGGGTTAAATGTTCATGCTGCTTTGCTGGACGAGATACATGCTTGGAAAACTACCGACCTATATGATGTTATCGTCGATGGGAAGACGGCAAGAGACCAGCCATTAACGATCATTACCAGTACCGCCGGCACTGTTCGGGAGTCAATTTATGATCAGAAATATGAACAATGTACCGATATCATAAATGGATATGAAGACCCAAATGGTTATAAAAACGAAAGGGTCTTACCTATAATTTACGAACTTGACTCACTAAAAGAATGGACCAATCCACAGGCTTGGGGTAAAGCGAATCCAGGACTGGGCAGTATAAAATCATTACAGCAACTTGCGGAAAAGGTAGAAGCGGCAAAACATAATTCCCGTTTAGTTCCGAATCTTTTATGTAAGGATTTCAATTTAAGGCAAAATTCCAGTCAAGCATATCTAACATTCGAACAGATCGATAATCAGGCGACTTTTAATTTTAATGATTTTGCTCCTAAGCCATCGTATTGTATTGGCGGTTTCGATTTGAGTCAGACAACAGATTTAACTTGTGCAACTATTTTATTTAAACTAGCACCAGATGATCCTATGTTTTATTGTCACCAAATGTATTGGATTCCCGAGGATTTATTTGAAAAACGGAAACATGAAGATCATGCACCTTATGATATCTGGTTTCAAAGAGATTTATTAAGGACGAGTGCAGGCAACATCAACGATTTTCACTTAATCACGGAATGGTTTTTGGAGATTCAAGAAAAATATGATCTGTATTTATACAAGTGCGGTTATGATGCGTGGGGCGCTCAGTATCTTTCCAAAGAAATGGCCGATACATTTGGCGAGACCACTATGGATAGAGTTATACAGGGCAAGCAGACACTTTCAGTACCAATGCAGAACTTAGCAGCCCATCTTGAAGCCAAACATATTAATTATAATAACAATCCAATTCTGAAATGGTGTATGGGTAATGTTGCCGTGGATATTGATCGTAACGGCAATATCCAGCCTAAAAAGCAAATTAACCAAAGGTTACGTATAGATGGATTTGCCAGTTTATTGGATGCTTATACATCGTATGAAAGAAATATGGACGATTACTTAAATATGATTTAGGGGGTTGAAAACATGGAAATATTAATATTCTTACTGCAAATTATAGGAGCGGCAGTTGCTGGTTTTACTGTATTTTATTGTATAAAACAGTTTATTATGTTGGTTTCTTCGGCAGTTTTATTATATAAGATCAAAAAAATATCAACAAATTTCACTGACGTGGATGAGATTGCAACGAAAATAAAAACAGCATTTAAATAGTTTGCTTCATCATATATTGATTGGGCAGGAGGTGGAAAATTTGAAATGTATTTTGGGCAATGCAATTAATTTTATGAAATATGGAATCAAATTTTATAAAGAAAATAAGCTGGATTTAGTAGTCCTGATTATATCAATTATGGCGCTATGTTTATCAGGTGCAATGTGTTGGCAAGCGATATTCCACTAAATATAAGTGCGATGATAGATATAATAATAGGCGAAATTCGCAATATAAAATCTTTGCGCTGATCTTGATTGTGCTTATGCCTAAGGTCAAAGTAAATATCGCCATGAAGGGTTATTTTGTAAGAACCACTGGCATAGACGTTCTTATCATTGCACTTATCAATACAAGTATTTTCGATGTAATCTTTATCAAGCAAAATATGCATATGATCAGAAAATTGCTCTAATTGAAGATTGGTCAGTAAAGATATTTGATTCATAGCAAGGGCGCGGTGTTCGTGAAAAAGTGTAAGTAAGCCTTCGGAAATAGTATCAAGTTGATTAAAATCTATAATAATCACCTTCTTTCATTGGTGATTATAACACAATTAAAGAAGGGAGTGAAAAACAATTGAGAATTAATTTTAGAAGTATGTTTAAGTCAATCTTTAATGTAGAAGACTTCCAAGGGAACGTGGCTGATAAACCGTATACAATGTTTCGGCAATTGAACAATTCCGATAATGTTTTCATACCGTGGGACGGAAATAGTTATGATGATGCAACCGTTAGAACTTGTATCAATACGATCGCTAAACATGCAGCCAAGTTAAAGCCTAAACATATTCGTCGACAGAACGGAAAAATCATTGAAACAGATAGCGTTATCGATTCACTTTTATCGACTCGCCCGAATGAGTATATGAGTACGTATGATTTTATTTACAAGATCGTAAGCCAATTGGCACTTTATAATAATGCCTTTGTTTATATTAAGAGTGACAGCAAAGGAAATATCATTGGCTTATATCCCTTAAATTATGGTGATGTCGAACTGGTTGAGTTAGACGCTGTTTTGTATTGTAAGTTTAATTTCTTGAGCGCCGGACAAATGGTAATCCCTTATACAGATATCATCCATATCAGAGACCAGTTCAATCGAGAGGATTTCTTCGGCGAAACAAACGAACGCCCCTTAAAATCTCCTCTTAAGATATTGAATACGGTTAAACAAGGTCTGGAAAATGCAGTTAAAAATTGTACAAAATTACGTGGGATTTTAGAAGTAGTCGGCAACTTAAAACCCGGCGATATCGAAAAAATTAACAAGAATTTTGTTGATTCCTTTTTAGATACTTCTAATTCTACAGGTATAGCCACTATAGATCAAAAAAGTACTTTTCATCAGTTGACCAGTGATATCCAAACAGCAGATCATTCACAAATGGAATTTATCAGGGATGATGTTTACAGATACTTTGGTTTGAATGAAGCCATTATCAAGGGGAATTATACCGAGGATCAATGGGCAGCTTTTTATGAATCAATCATTGAACCTATTGCTATAAAATTGTCATTAGAATTTACTTCGAAGCTCTTCACCGAACGAGAAAAGGGTCATGGCAATGAAGTTATATTTACAGCAAATCGTTTGCAATATGCAAGCATGAAATCGAAAACAACGATGGTACAGGCTTTACTGCCGCAGGGGATTATAACGCTTAATGAAGCGCGTGAAATCTTTGGCTTCTCTGCTGTAGACGATGGAGACAAACGACAGGTAAGTTTAAATTTTGTGGATTCGAACAAACAAAATCAGTACCAACTAGGGCAAGCAGATCCTGTTGCTACAGATAACAGTGAGGAAGGCGAAGAAGAAAATGCATAAGAAAGAATATCGTTCAGCAGTCATCAGTGCATCAGAACAGCAAGCAGACAATCAGCTCTTAGTTGAAGGATGTGCCGCAGTATTTGAACAGGCTACTGTTTTAGCTGAAATTGATGGTGTACAGTATAAAGAAATTATTGATAAAGATGCCTTAATCGGTTGTGATATGTCAGACGTTCCATTTAAGTATGATCATAACGATAACTTTTTTGTATTGGCACGTACTCGTAATAAAACATTAAGCCTCACAGCTGATAACATGGGTTTAAATGTCCGTGCCAATCTAGCCGATATCACAGCCGGACAAGATTTATATAAATTGATCCAGCGTGGTGACATAGACAAAATGAGTTTTGGTTTTACCGTAGCGCAAGAAAACTATGATTCTTTAACTCACACCAGACGAATTTTAAGAATTGATAAAATTTATGATGTATCAGCCGTACCCGATCCGGCATATGATGGCACAAGCATTGATATTGCAGATGGTGCTGGCGTGAGTGCGAGAGATTGTTTTTCAGGTTATATTGAAGCAGAGAAAATTGCTAAAGAAGAAGCACAACGCAGAAAATTAGTTTTGCTTACTTTTTAGACCTATACAAACTATAGACCAAGCAAAAAAAGTCTCTTAAAACGAATCCTACGAGGTCACTTTTTGGGCTGATTTATTGAAAATTTAATACAAATCGAACAAAGACACTATTTCTTATAGTGTTTTTAATTTTGCCTTTTTTGACTGGATAGTCAAATCAAAATGGCTGGATGGCTGGCAATATAATAAAAAATTAATTGGAGTGTTCAAAACATGGATAAAAGATTAAAAGAAATTATGGATCGTAAAATTGAGATTCGCAAAGCATTGAAAGATGGTTCCGAGCTGGATCTGGCAGCAGTCGAAACAGAACTCGCGGCTTTGGAAACAGAAGAAGTCGAACTTCGCAGAAAAGGTGAAATTGCTAATAAAATTAACATTGGTGAAGTACCTGTCACAGCGGTACAAAAACCAGAAGAAAAAGAGGTCAGAAAAAATATGGAAGATAAATTTGAATCCATTGAATACAGAAAAGCATTTAAAGATTTTGTTATTAAAAACTCAGATTTACCAGCAGAATATCGTTCGTCTAGTACAGCCGATGCTAGCGCAGTTATCCCGACCACAGTACTAAATCGTGTCATCGATAAACTTACGGCTTCGGGCATGATCTTGCCACTAATCACTCGCACAGCTTATAAAGGCGGTGTTAGTATTCCAATCAGTTCTGTTAAACCAGTTGCGACATGGGTTGCGGATGGTGCTGGATCTACAGTTCAAAATAAAGCGATGGGAACTTTAACTTTTGGCTATTTCAAACTTCGTTGCGCTGTTGGCGTAAGTTTTACTTTAGATAATATAGCTCTTTCCGCTTTTGAAAATGCCATTGTTAACAACATTGCCGAAGCTATGGTCATTGCACTTGAAAAATCCATAATCAGCGGTACAGGAAATGGTCAACCAACAGGTATCCTTGCAGAAACACCTAATGCAAATCAGGTAATATCCGTAACTGCAATTGACTATCCGACCTTAGTTTCGGCAGAAGCAGCCATCCCTATCGAATATGAAACAGGCGCTGTTTATGTAATGACGAAACAGACTTTTGGTGCATTCTTAAGCATGGTAGATACGAACAAACAGCCAATTGCCCGTGTGAATTATGGTATCAATGGTGATGCAGATAGAAGCCTTTTAGGACGTAAAGTAATTCTTTGTAACTATTTACCTTCTTATGCAGCCGCAACAGCTGGTCAAACTTTTGCCTTTATCTTTAAAATGGATGACTACGTTTTAAATACAAATTTTGAAATCGGTATGAGACGTTACGAAGATTACACAACTGACGACCAGGTTATGAAAGCAATCATGCTGGCCGACGGTAAAGTCGTTGATAAAAACAGCCTTGTTACTTTAAATATTCCGGCAGCAGCAGCAAAATAAATAAGACCTTAAAGTGCTCATACCCTTTTCGGGTATGAGTATATTTTTTAAGGGGGACAATAAATAAATGACTTTAGAAGACGTAAAATTATACCTTCGTGTGGATTCAGACTTAACAGAAGACGATACCTTGATTCAATCGTTAATGGCAGCGGCACAAACTTACATTACCAATCAGACAGGAAAACAATATCTTGTAGATGATGAGGTCTGGAATTTGGTGATTAAATTATTAGTAAGCCATTGGTACGACAACCGGCAAATTAATTCATCAAAGCCCGGAGTTTTAAGTGAATATCCTCATAGTGTAACAGCTCTTATTCATCATATTAGTTTATGTAGTGCGTATCCTTATACGGATGGTGAGACCGAATGAACACAGGAAATATGGATAAACGGGTTCAGTTTTTACAATATAAAGATATAAAAAATAAACTTGGCTTGACGGAACAGGTTCCGATAACAGTACTTAAATGCTGGGCGCAGATTGAACCAGTTAGAGGCCGAGAATATTACGAAGGTCAGAAAGATCGAACTGAAAACGCCTATAAAATAATAATCCGATATCGTAAAAATTTAAGTGCGGCCATGCTTATTCAATATCAAACCCATATCTTTGAAATTCAAAATATCGTAGATCCATATATGGCACACGACACTTTGGAAATTTATTGCAATGAGAAATCACGTGGAACGGGTGTTATGTCATGAGTTCGGATGATGGCTTTCAGTTCGAAAATCTTGATGAATTTATGAAGGATATTGAATCTGTAGCGAATGAATATCCGGCAACAGCTGAAAAACATTTACAGAAAATAGGTAATAAATTTAAAAAGATCGTCAAAGAAAAAAGTCCTGATAGTGGTCGCGACCATAAAAACAAACTTAATAAATCATGGAAATCAGAAGTAAAGGGATATCGGGGCGAAGACTTAGTGTGCAATGTCTGGACAACATCACCACATTTTCATTTACTTGATCGTGGTCATGTACAGAAAGATAAAAAGGGCAATATCAAAGGATTTGTACAAGGAAAGCACTTTTTAGAAGCTACTGCACAGGAAGTCGAAGCCAATGTTTTACCTAAAGCATTAGAAAAGTTTCAAAAAGAAATTATAAAAAAATTAGACAGGTAGGTGATAAAAAATGCTTAAACAAACTGCTCTACTATCGGCAATCAGCGCCTTAATAGAAACCAAGTATGCGTATCCAATATATACAAATGAGATTGTAGAGGGATTCTCGCAGCCGTGTTTCTTCATTAAGTTAATTAAAAGAACAGATACCGAATCATTAAATACAAATAGCAATGCCTTAAGTATTATTGTCACCTACTTTGCTAGTCCGGATATCAATAAAGAAATAGCTTATTTGGATATGACCGATGATTTAAATTTGATTTTTGATACAGGTTTTCAAGTTAGTGATCGATACCTGCATGTAAAAAACTTTACAGCAGACCGTATTGGCGAGAAACAGGATATATTGCAAGTCACAATACAAATTGATTATTTTGATAACACAAATCGGAAAGAACAAATTTACGATTTGATGAAAAAACTAAATTTAGCAGAACATATAAGGAGCTAATACAAAATCGTACTAGCTCTTTTGTTATAAGAAGGATGATGAAAAATGGGATTAGGATTACCGTCAATTACGATTGCGTTTAAAAGTACAGCAATTACAGCCATTCAACGGTCTCAGCGCGGAATTGTAGCCATGATTTTACGTGAAGATGACCCGACAACGTTTAAAAGTCCGTACACAATTTACACAAGTACAGATGTTCCGACTACGCTATCAGCGGAGAATCAGGAACAGATTGGTTTGGCTTTAATGGGATATCAAACACCACCAAGCAAAGTTTTAGTCTATATCGAAGCAACTGCCGCCACGACCTACAATGACGTTTTGTTACAGTTGGAAAATGCACGATGGGATTACTTGGTTATTCCAGACATTGCGACAGCGGATGTAATAACCATTGAAACATGGATTAAAACCATGCGGAGTACAAAGGATAAAATGGTAAAAGCCGTTCTACCAAATGCTAGTGCGGATAGTGAAGGTATTATAAATTTCACAAATACAAGCATCACAACAGCCGCAAAAACCTATACGACTGCACAGTATTGCAGCAGAATTGCTGGAATGATTGCAGGTACACCATTGACCATCAGTTGTACATTCGCACCACTCAGCGAGGTCATTGCTTGCGATTTGTACACAAAGGAACAAATGGATACAAAAATAGGTGCTGGTGAATTGTTCGTTATGTTTGATGGCAGTAAATTCAAAATTGCCCGTGGCGTTAATTCACTACAAACAACGACTCAGGATAAGTCAGATAGTTTTAAGAAAATTAAATTGATTGATGCTATGGATCTTATTCATGACGATATCAAAACCACGGCGAATGATTCGTATATTGGTAAGTATTCGAATAGTTACGATCATAAGTGTTTGCTACTTTCAGCCATTCAAGGCTATTTTGATCAGCTTGAACTGGACGGAATTCTTGATCCAAAGAAAAATACCGTGGCTATTGATACGGCACAACAACGCGTATACTTGCTTTCAAATGGCGATTATACACAGGCTGAACTTGCGGCAATGAAAGATCAAGATGTGAATGCAGCCAATACGCGAGACCAGGTATTTTTAGCAGCAGCCATAAAGATTTTAGATGCCATCGAACAAATTAAATTAGGTATTTCAATTTAATGACACGTACTGATTTTTAGTACGTGCTTTTTTATATGAAAAATTATAGGAGTGAATGATATATGCAAGGAATGACAGCGAAGCAAGTCATGAATGGCACACAAGGCGAGGTCTGGATTGATGGCGACTATATGGCGCAAATCGTAGAAATGAAAGCACAGGTAACGATC